AGGTATTCCTCAATTTCTGGGTTTAATATCTTCCGCCGGTATTTCACCGACCACACCATATGGTAATTAATATTACACACACAAGTCCTGTAATGTATTAGATTTTCTTTCATACATATAGTATAACATAACGAATAAAAATGCGCAGCAAAAATCGAACATATTTTCGAATGATTATATGCCGGTTACGGCATTAATATCAAGGGATTGGGAGATTATTATATTATTTCAATGTGCAGATATGCACAATCTTGCGCTTTCATCTCGGTAATTGAATTGCCGAGGATTCCCGCTTATTGTCCTAAAAAAAGCAGGACTTATTGCCGCATCAATTTTTGCGACATCAGCCCTACTAAGCATCGTCCATGTACACTCAAGTGTATACTTGATAGCAATCACATCACCAATCATTTCTGCGTTTGCAGCACGCCCTGTATTATTTGACCACACTTTTTCTTTTTTAATGGTCAATCCCCCGAGGGCCGGAGTCGGCATCGTAACTCCGTCAATAATGATATCATCTGTCACTTTACCGCCTCCTTATCCAAATACCGGATTTCCGGTCTGTTTCTGATAGTTGTTTCCTTCCTGGCGGATCACCTTAAACAATTTCTTTGCATCGCCTTCCAGATAGATGTGGAGTTCCTGTCCACGATCATTTCTGCCCTGCATGCTTTCAAAAGCATTCACAACTGCTTCAAATACACCTGCCCGGATTCCGGCAATGATCTGATTATTGTTTGCCACAGCAGAACGGTTTCCCATTCTTCCGACAAGCTCCGGTCCGGACTCTCTTGCCACGAACATTTCTCCCATACCAGGGAATCCGCCATTTGCGTACCAGCTCAGATTGAAACGTGGCAATGAAAATTTGAAGTTACCGATTTTTATAGATCCACCTTCCCAATCCCAGCCGATATGTGGCATAGGGATATGGATGCTTGAAAATCCATTTGCAAAAGTCTGAATAACATTCTGGCCAACTGTGTATAAGCTTGGAATTGCGTTTGCCACCTTGCCTGGTATATTACTTAATATTCCAGACAGAGAGCTCCAGTTATTATTCAGGCCGGTTCTCATTCCGCTTATGATATCCCTGCCTTTCGGCGTTACTTTGCTTTTGATATCTCCGATAGCGTTGAAAGATTGAGAACCGATTTTCTTTACTCTGCTCAGGAATGTTGATTCCCTTACAGCTTCCCAGCCATTTTTCAGACCGGTGATCGCAGCATTTCCTTTCCCACGTAGCCATGTTTTGGCATTTCCAAGTCTCTCTTTTGTCTGCCCTGGGAGTTTAGCAATCCAAGACAGTACAGCTGGCAATCCTGCTTTCATACCATTGAACAGGCCAGATATAACATATCCGCCCTGCGTACGCATGACTGTTGATGGTGAATGGATTCCGAAAGCTTTTTTGAATCCGTTTATGAATGGTTTAAAAATGTGTGCCTTGATCCAGGTTCCTATATCTTTAAATGACTGCACAACACCATTTTTAAAGCCTTCCCAGGTGAATTTTCCAGCTTCTGTGAAATGCTTTATAATATACTTCCTTGCATCTGCAACTGCATTTTTAAAGATACCGCCAATAAATGCGGCAAAACCTCCAAATGCAGCTCCAAGTGTTTCAAAAACTCTGTCAGCAATTCCGCTCCAGTCAATGTTTACCATCAGATCTTTTGCTTTGTTATAGATGGTGTCCCCCATGGACCACCAATCCATGTGTTCGATCGCTGAGATTGCAAAATCAAAAAAGCCTTTTATCCCATCGGATAAGGTCTGTCCTATTTTTCCAGTATCAATGGTTTTGACCGTGTTGGTTACAAGATCAGCCAGTGCAGTGCCCAAGCCTCTCCAGTTAAAGTTATGAACTGTGGTATAAAGTGCTTCCAGTCGTGTGTTAAAGCACTCTCCAACTGTTTTTCCAACTACACTCCAATTGGTTGTCGCAATCGCTGTATTCAGTGTGCTTACCAGACCAAAGACGGTATCATGTACGGTTCCTTTGATCAGATTCCAGTCAAGGCCTTCAAGAGCACCATTGATCCCATCTCCGATAGCTTTCCCAAGACTGTTCCAGTGGAAATTCTTTGCAAAGGTATCTACAAATCCAAAGGCTGTGTTCAGTCCCTTAGAGAATGTATTACCAACTAATTTCCAATCCGCAGCTTCAATAAAGCCATTCAGAAAAGTGGCAATGCTTTTTGCAATCTTGTTACAGGTATTCTGGATTTTACCCCACGGAATACGTTCCAGTGCTTCGTTGAGCTTATTGCCGACCATGGCGCCAAGTTCTGTAAAATCACCGGACTTCCAGGAATCTTTGATCAGTTTTGCGAGATCTTTGAAACGGCTCTTGATGGCCGTTGTCTGGAACATATCATTAACGCCACCAAGCGGTGATGTATCCGTTCCACTTCCTGTTCCTCCTGATCCGGAGCTGTCTGAATCATCGTTCAGTTTGTTGATCTGGTCGAATCCCAGAAGAGTGCGCTGATATTGTTTTGCCGCTTTTGATGCCGTATCCGCGTTCTTTGCATTATTCTTCAGACCCGTTGAGGTACTGTTAAGACTTGCAGCATAATCCTGATTGACTTTCTTGGCCGTGACCATGGTGGTTTTGCCTGTGAGGGCTCCCATCAGCTGGCCTATGGAATTTACCACGTTGATAACCGTCTGAATGAAACTGTTCAGAATTGGTGCTACAACATTCAGGATTGGTGCAAAGGCTGTGGCCAGTGAATTTTTGAGCTGTGTCAGAGAAGACATCAGCAGAGAAAGACTTCTGTTTGTTTCTCCACTGTACTGTGCAAGGTTCTGAAATCCCTGCTTTGCGCCATCTACAGCTCCACGGATCACAAAACTTGCAAACATAAATTTTGCAGTCATTCCGATCGTCTTCAGTATACCTGTCAAGCCTCGTCCGGATGTTCCCAGACCATTGAACGAAGATTTTGTCCTGTTAAGAAACGGGATTCCGGATGTGAACTTCTGGATCAGTGCTGCATAAGCACCGGAGCATTTCCGGATCACACCGGTAAAGGAAGATGCAACGTTTCCAACACCTCCAAGAAGCTTTGTAAAGCCTCCCCACCCCTTCGAAACAGTTGCTCCTATTCCTTTGAAAATTCCTGTCCCAAAGTTCAATGCCTGTTTCGGAAGAGATACCGGCCGCTTTACATCTGTATTTGAGGATTCCATATGTTTTTTGTCAGTTTCATACATTCTCAATTTACGTTCAGCGCCCTCAATGTCATATGCCAGGCTTCTCCAGCTCATGCTTTCCTGATCTACGCCAAGATCACTCATCTTATCCCGGCGTTCATAGTATTTGTTGAGCTGAGTCTGTGTTTTTTGAATTGTGGAGTTCAGTTGCTGATACTCTTCCGTTGGAACTTTGATGCCTGCCTTGATCTGGAAATTTTTCACAGGATTCCTGCTGAGCATTTCCCTGATCTTATTCAGAGTATTCCTTACCGGCTGTAGTGCCTTGCTTTCCATTCCCTTGAACGGATTCTTTACTTTCTCAGTTTCCTTCTGGATTTCTTCAACGCTTTTCTTTACTTCCCGCCGGCTGTTTTCCATTCCTTTTTTCAATGGTTCTGTTGTAGCTTCAATTATCACCTGCATCTTATGAAGTGTGTCTCCCATGGTCTCACCTCCTCTCTTTTTCTCAACAAATTAATGATTATGTCTATAGTTCCATTCGGCGTTGTACGCCCTTCTTTTTTCCATGTACTCTTCCCACTGGCGGGCTTCCTCTGCTTCTTCGTATGCCTTCTGTTCTTTTTCAAACAGTTCCGGATAATAATCCCAGGGATGAGCTATCTTGCCATCTTTGGCAAATAACGCTGAGATATCTACTGCTATGGCCTGGGCCTGTATGAAATTATCCATGATTCGCTGCTTTTCTTCTCTGAGCAACCGCCTTCTTATATTTGCCAAAGTATCAAATATCTCATTTACAGAAAGGTTCCAGAATGTTTCCGCCGGGATCCCCATCTCAAGAGCTACCGGATACAGCTCTGAGAGCTGTTCTGACATCAGGCGTTCTCGATTTCCTCCAGAAGGGATGCCGCTGTTTTCTCCGGTAAAAAACCCGATACCACCATGAGCGGGATCAAAATCTTCTGATAGAGTTCCAGCTGACTGTTCCCTTCATCGATCCATGCGTCATACAGCTTCTGCACATCCTGATAATCAATCCCATGCTCCCACGGTGACATTGCTTCCTGGATGATCGTCAGCATCACGGAAAGCGGCGGAATATCATCGATCATATTCATGAGATTCTGTCTGTACTTATTTTCCAGGCGTCCGATTCCGGAAGCTTTCAGTTTCATCTTGAAGCTCCTGCCGCCTACATTCCAATAAGCAAAGGGCTGTCTCTTTTTCTTCTGTTCCTCCAGATTGACTACTTTTTCCTCTGAAGCCTGTGTCTCATTCTGGGCAGAAGCTCCGCCCAGATCCTGAATGCCTTCAAAATTCATCATCTTTTATTCCTCCTTACGCCGGATCTGTCTGTTTGATCTCAGACTGTACGGCCATGGTCACCTCAAACTCGATCACACCATTTACTCCACCGCCTGTACGTTTTACGGAAAACTGTGCAGTAAACTCGGTAACTGTTCCATCTTTTGTTTTTTCCTGGAAATCCCAGATCTCTTTTTTGTCTGCTGCATCTCTCATAAGCCTGTACGGGCTTCCGGCTTTACTGTTGTCGTACTTCCATTTGTACTTCATATCCGGAAGGTCTCCAATGCCTTCCTCGTACATCTTGTGCGGATCTGTAAGGCAGGTGTTTTCCTCCTTATCCAGTTCCACTCCGACTTCCGGGATCTCTTTCAGTCCTGGAAGATCTGTGTAAGCTGCAGAGTTTTCTCCAGCTGTGTGTTTTCTGTAACCTAATGTTGCTCCATTTGCTAACATCGCTATTCCTCCTTATCTCCAGTACACGCTGTCAGAATCCATATCAATGATCCCTTCGTAGCGCATCTGTTTATGCTTCATCCCTGACGGATCCGGCACATCTGCACATGCGATCCGTTTCAGGCCTGTCACTTTCATCGCTTCATCTACCTGCAGAGCTACTTCTGAAGTGCTGTGATTGTTCCAGATATCGATCCGGTATCTTACAAGGGCTTTATCCTCTCTCATTCCTTCAGCATCGGAGCTGGCTTCGTATACATCGTTCTGTTCTTCGGTATACTGGATCGTTGAGCCCTCCGCCCAAGAACGTGGATAAGCGTCTGAAACATTTTCGGACACCGTGCACAGTGCCGCGTACACTTGATCTTTTACATTCTTCATATATCCTCCAAATCTGACGCAAGGCTTCCGCCCAGCATCTTTAAGATCTGTTCTTCGTTATCCTTCATAGCCGGATACAGGAACGGATAGGCCGGATTTCCGCTGCATCTATAGAATCTTCCATCCGGCGTGTCCATATATGGCCAACAGTACTTTTCAGCCACCCTTCTGTCTATCTGGCTTTCATGGATCCACCATGGCTGTTGAGTATAGACCGGAGTTACTTCCGGAGAGATGCCGGCATGTTTCTCCTGGCCTTTCGGTCCGGTTCCGAACTCTATGTATGGAGCATAAGCTTTGTCTGTCCAGCAGATCCCTGTGACAGTGTTTTCTTCCTCTGTGGTTTCGGCAAAAATGCTCTGCCGGAGTTCTCCGGTATCTGCATGGCAGTTCTCAACTGCTGCTGACCGTACAAACTGGATCGCTTCTCCAACTGCCTGCCGGGTGTCCAACTCGGACACCTCCTGCAAAGCTTTCTCCACTTCATCAAATCCATTTACACTCATATCTTTTCCACCTCCATGGTAAGGAAACGATATGGTTTGATGGATATGATCCGATAGTCTGGAAGCTGATCTGCTGCCACATATAGACAAATCCCGTCCCGTTCCTCTATATCCGTTCCATCTTCCAGGATATAATGCAGCCGGCCTTTTTCATCCGTCTGGATCTTATAGCTTCCCTGTATCCGGATATTCCTGATATAATTCAGTCTCTGGCCGTACTGCTCAGCCTGTACTTTTCCGGATGCCGGCCAGCTTTCTCCGGTAACAGAAGAGGCAGTACCATATTCCTCGCTGGTACTGCCTTCCTTATCTTTCTTTACCGTCATTTTCTTATGGAAAAATTCCTCAAGTCTGCTTCTTCTCAGCCTCATAAATCTTTCCTCCTACTCTGGCCAGGCGATACCGGTTCAGCGTGTCGTAGATCTGTTTCGGCGCATCCTCAAAAGTATAACTCTCTCCACCCTCACTTCTGGACTTTTCCCCCTCTGTTCCCATCCGGTTCAAAGCGATCACAGCAAGATCCCGGACTGCCTTTTCCAGCCCGGTCCTTAACTGTTTGCGATTGGTGTAGGACAGCACGAAAGCTTCAGTTTCATCCAGAAGGACAGACAGAAGTTCCTCATTCTTTTCTCCGGTCAGGATCTTCAGCTTTTTGATATCTTCTGCTGATGCCATCGTATCACCCTTTCAGGATTGCCAGAAGGTCCGCTTTTGCCAGGGAGGAGACACCGGTCAGTCCTTTCTCCTTTGCAAGAGTTTTCAGTTCTTCAACTGTCATATCCTCGATATCCTTACCGATTTTCTCTTCCGGTACTGTGTCTGGTGTGGCTTTTTTCATCGGTGTGAAGCCATCACTGATCAGCTTTTCTGCTGCAGATCCTTCCGCTTCTCTTTCTACATTTTTACGGATCAGCCTCATGCTTTCGCCTCCTGGATACTCAGATAAATGGAATCCAGTTTATTATCCAGAATCCACATATCATGGAAACGGCGGTAATCCATCTGCCATGCGTTCAATTTCTGGTTTGTTGTCGGGTCGAAGATACGCATGATATCCTGTTTTGTGACAGCGATCGGCGTGGTTACAGGGCAGATGAAGAAGTTCAGGTTCTTTGCAGATGTTCCTTTTTCATATCCGCCTTTTTCCTGGCCACTATCTTTACCGTTATTGATCTTGATAGCTGTGTACATACGGTTGGAAGGTGTGGAAACCAGCGGTACACCATCTACAGAAGGAACCTGTGTCTGAATTCCGCCTTTAGAGAAGGTCACTGCAGTGATCTTGCCCGCAAGTTCCAGTTCCAGCTCCATAATAAAGTCCGGTGTTGCCTGGCAGATAAGAGCTCCGTTATAGTTTTCTCTTACCGCTTTGATCCCTTCTTTCAGCTTACGCAGAGCAGATGTAGAAGCAGTTCCCGGTACATAAGATTCTCCGATCATTCCTGCTTTATCTGCAGTGAGTGTTTCTGTAGCCAACTTGCTGATACGGTACGCATCGATCTCCGGAACTACCTGTGTCCTCTGGAACTCTCCCATAACTGCACCGGCAGTCGGGATAAAGTTTGCCTCATTGATATCCATCGGATCCAGCTGGAAGAGACGGCCACGGTCCTGTGTCATTTTTCTGGTCTCGTACTCCAGGGTAACGGAGCCGCGCTGGTATCCAGCCTCACGGTCATAGTCGCCCATTCCCTGAACGCTCATTTTCGGGATCTTTACTTCAGATCCACCGTTATAGATCACCTGACCGGCATTGGCATCCATCCAGCCAGTGGTTGCTTCCTGGACAGCGATCTTATCAAGCTGTGTCATAAATAAGGTTGCTGTTGCTAAAGTATTGATTGCCATTGTTTATTCACTCTCCTTTAAAAAATCCCCATCATCGCATTGTATACCTGCTTTTCAAGGGCTTCCTGTGTGTTTGTTTCTGGTGCTTTTTTCGGAGGCTTGCCGCCCTTCAGCTTCTCATCGACTGCTTTCTCAACTGCAGTCTGAAACGCTTTTTTGACGGTTTCCATGGATTTCTTGCAGGCATCTGCATCTGTATAATTCAGTACTTCTGCAAGCTCCACCGGAAGTCCTTCGTCTGACAGGTTGTTCTTTGCTTCTGCCATGAGCTCACTTCTGGTTACTGCTGCCTCTCTGTCGGAAAGTTCCTTTTCTTTTTTCTTCTGCATGTACTGTGCTTTTTCTTCCTTGGTCATCTTGGCCAGCTTATCAGCCTCGGAAAGCTTATCATCCGTCAGTGCCTGCCACTTCTCCTGTGCGTTTGTCACTGCCGTATTGACTGCCTTCTGGACACGTCTGTCAAACTCCGCCTGATTACCGCCTGTTTTCAGGAAGTCATCAAAAGATGGAGGATTATCTCCACCCTCACTGCCTGTACCTTCGCCAGATCCGCCGCCATTGCCCTCACCGGCCCCAGCACCGTCTCCGCCTTCTGCGAATAACTGCAGGTTCATCGGAACTTTACACATTGCTTTGAATACTCTGTTTCTCATATCTTTTCCTTTCTGCCCAGCCTATTCGTTCTCACGCCCGAGCCATTCAGTTTGTGGAATCCGCTTCTTTAACGCCTGGCGGAAAAAGGCATAAAAAATAAGACGCTTCACCCTGCGTCTCATCGGGAGATAATTGGATCACCTATTCCTTCCCTTTGGCTGCTGTCTTTGCTTCACTTACCATCTCAGCAACACCTTCGCTGATCAGATGTGCCCCTCTGTTTTCTGTTACTTCCAGAACAGTTCCCTTCTCGACGATTTCTTTCAAGCAGATGTCGCTGTATCTTTTGATGCATTTTACTTTCATTCTCTTCACCTCCCCTCCGTTGCGCCGGCGCAATTACAGTTTAAAGCACATGTTCTGAAACTTCTTATAAGCATCAAGGTATAACTCGTGCTTATCTCCGTTATATGTCAGCTCATAATACATTCCATCCGGCACAGTCGTGCTCAGAAGTGCTTTACTGTTCTGTAATGTCTTACAACTCCATACCACGTACACATCCTGTACTGTGATCTGTTTTCCATCGGTCTTATCCATATGGGAGTTTGTATATTCAGCTACTTTCGCCTTACAAAGCCTTAAAAATTCTTCGTTTTTCATTCTCTACTCCTCCGCAAAAATCCAGTCTTCCGCAAGCATATCTGCCTGAGATGCAAGCCATCCCATCTGCACACCAGATGTTCCTACAAAAGCCACTGCCATGTTGCCAATAGCATTGTGCTCACAGTTTACAACTTCGCCATCTGCTGCCTTATAAGAAATCCCAGTTGCAAGCTGAATGTACTGTTTTTTACCATTCCATCCTTTACGAGCTACTTTGGACCCTCTTTTCAGGTACTTGATAGCTTCCCCGAAAGAAAATGTTGCTTCTCCGCCCAACTGCGGACAGTTTACTTCATCTGCAATGATCCATTCATCAGAAAGAATATTCTGAAGCGTATATACAACGCTCTGGGTTTCCCGGATATCCAGTTCCTGTCCATCTTTTGTGTGCATGATGATTGTTTCTTTCTCTGGACTCCAATACCAATATCCTCCCCAGGACGGTAATTTTGCTTTACTTCCTGCTTTCATTGCCTTTAATGCTTCTTCAAACTTCATTTCTGATCCTCTCTTTCTTAAAAATGGGTATAAAAAGACCACCGGCCATTTCTGACTGGTGGTATCAGTTGGTCTGATAATAAATATCATCCCTTATTGATTCAAGCATATATGTTTTCGCTGATGGCTCATAATTTGCGTCCATCCAATATACCGACTCATCTTCCACAAAAAGCATAAAATCAATTTTGGTATCCACATCTACTTCAAATACTCCATTATTTTCACAATTCAGTACTCTCTGAACCAGTTCATTGTCAGGATACATTTCTTTAAGAAATTCGATCTGCTCTTTTTTTAGTTCAAATCTTCGCATTTCCATTTGCTATTCTCCTTACATAGTCTGCATCTGTTGGATTGCATTGAATCAGAATCCCCGTCTCAGGATCTAATGAGACTGTTCCATGTCTGCCAATATATTTCTGGCTTTTTCTTGAATCAGGATCCGTTCTCGTAGGAAATACTTTCGCCGGATTCTCCAGCGCATCCCGTATTCCTTCCACGGTAACTCCTGATCGTGATCTTCTCGTTTTTGGATCTTTCATGGTTCCGATTACTCTGTCCATGAAATGTTTACTCTGTCTGGTTACTGCTGTTCCCTCAGAAGTCTTTATACCAACAACTTTTTCATTGATTTCATCATAGATCTTCTGATAATTCTCGAATCCAGATAACGGAGATATCGTGCCTTTATCTACAGAACGTGCATAAGTCCTGAGCAGTTCCCACTTCTCAGGTTCATTATACTTCATTTCCTGGAAGTCTGCAAAATGTTTCGGCATGTCTTTTCCAAGAAGTTCCCGATACCGCTCATACTGCTTCCGGTCTGACGAAGCGTTCTTGACTGCTTTCTCCTGGGCTTCTGCTTTTAGATTTCCTTTGACGTATTTCTCATACCACTGTTCATAGGTCATATCCGCAGGAACCATCTCTGTACGCCCTGTTTCCGGGTTGTAAGCACTTCTTTTCATGTTCCTGAGGATTTTATCATCTATGACAGAAATCGTTGTAGAGCGGCAATATGGATGCATGGGAGGATAGTTCACTCCGGCTTTCCGGTCTTTCACCGAAAAAACCTTTCCATCCAGTTCCCGACAGATCTCACTGGTACGAAGATCCAGCACTGCCACATAGCGATAATTCTTGATCCCGCAGTCAATATAACTCTGTGCAGTCAATTCTCCTGCCATGTAACAGGATTCTGTTCTTACCAATCGCCTGGCCTGCTTTGCTCCCCCTCCGCACTGGGCCTGGATGGATTCCTCTGTTTCCCGGTCTGTCCGGCCGGTAAGGAGACTGATCAGCAATTCATCCTTCAAGGAATCTGCAAGCTGCTGTGTGTTCTGCCAGATACGGTCTGAAAAATGTTTTCCGGACCATTTCATCTGCAGAGCCTGGTCGATCTGTTTCCTGCTCACATGAGAGAAGCTGAATGCCAGACCGGTTTCTTTCTGCATGTTGTAAATGGAATGATAATAGGCTTTTTCTCCAAGCTGTTCCAGAAGTTTGGTATCGAACTGCTTCTCCTGCTGGTATACCTGCTGCATCACCGTATCTACCTGCGACATGAGATTCTGCAAGCGTTCCATTCTTGCACGGTACGCCGGAGCTTCCAGCTGTTTCAGAATCTCACTGTCCTTTTTCCGGTTCTGGAGTTCCTGTTTCAGCTGATCAATGGAGTTTTTATCCTGTATGGAATTTATGATCTGCCAGGCTTCTGTTTCTGACAGACCATATTTTGTCATGAACTTCTCAAAGATATCTCTTGCGGCATATTCCAGCTGGAGAGAGGCTTTCCGGTATACTCTGGAAATGAGATCTGCTGTCTCTTCTGCATCCTCCATAAACTGATACATATCCCAGGCAGACCTCTGTTCCCAGTATTTTCTACGCATCTACTTTTTCCTTATCATCGGGATCCTGCTCCGGTGGCGTATTGTCCTGCAGTCCAAAGACTTCCTGCTGCCGCTTCAGATTCTCTTCTTCCTCTGCTTCCAGGGCTTTCAGTTCCTCATCCACATCATCCACAAACGGGACCTGAGAAAGCAAGGTCTTACGGCTTACCTTTCCCCACAGATTTGCCACGATCTGGGATATCTCCAGGAGATTTTTCGGCAATGCTCTGGTGAATGTCATCGTGATCCCGGATGGATCGATGCTGGTTCCATGCAAAGCCAGATAGTTACAGAATATCCGAACTCTTTTTCTCAGACCTTTTTTATAATATCTGGTCTTGATTTTTGTGATATTTTCCATACCCAGGAGCTTAAATTCCATAGCCACACCACTGACGTTCCCCCCGAAGCTTTCATCTGACATACAGGGAATGTGGGAAAACTTATGGATATCCTGCTCAATGGCTTTCTTAAGGATCTCCACACCGTTTTCATCAAAAGTCCTGGTCAGATACTCTGCTTTGGCTGTGTCCGGCATCTCAAGAACCTTGTACTTTTTAAGACGGGCTTTGGCCTTTCGGATGCTCTCGTCTTCATCCTCAGTGTTCGGTTCGTCCTCATCGGTCAGCAATGTTCCATAGATGGCCAGGATCGCATCAATAAACTGCTCCTTATCGGTCACACGATCGCTCATCAGCGCATTGTATGCATCGATCAGTGGGATCTGCAGTTCAAAATCTCCGATGGCCAGTTTATTGTTCAGGTATTCGATGATCGGGATCTCACCAAGATAATGGGGCACCGCCGGCTCTGTGGTTGCCTGGATCGTATTGCTGTTCTCAATGTCCAGCTCGTACTTATAGTTTGTGGTCACTACTGTGGCCATATAGTGGTCCGGAAGCTCCCCGGAATCATCTTTCCGGATATAATAATAGACAGCAAAGAGTTCGTTTTCCTCTATGCTGTCATCTTTTACCATGAAGGTATTTTCCGCAGACAAGTTCTTGGTCTGCAGGTTGTTCTCATTTTCCTTCACATAGACATATTCGTAAGCCAGGCCGTAGATGGATGCCTCCAGGCCGTTGTCTCCATCTGTCTCGTCCGCTCCGGCCACCTCCAGCGCGTCTGTGAGTGCCTTGATGTCTCCCTCTGATTTGTACGTCACCGGATTGCCGATGAAATAGCTGCTGGCTGTATCAGAGATGTCTTTTGCATGATTGCACACCAGGCGGTTTTCCCGTTTGGTCTCATCCAGGATCTTGTGCTTTCCTTCGTAGTAGGACATATTCTTCTTCAGCCGGTCCACCTTGCTGATGTGTTTGCTGATCAGCTGGCGGATTGCCTGCTTATCCGGATTTAACTCATCGAAACTTTCTCTCGGTATTGTAAATGTGTATATTTTTCTCACCTCCTTATCTCTCGGAAACGTGCTGCTTTTCTGCCGATTATGGTGCTGCATAGGTACCTCACAGCGTCACAACAATGATCGAATTGTTTCACCGGTTTGTCTTCTCCTCTTTCCAGGGCTTTCTCATCCCAGATGTAAGAAGCAAACTCTTTTATTGTTTCTTTGCAGGAAGAAGCAAAGACGATCTTCTGCAGGTTCAGCAGCATCCCAACCAAACGGATTCCATCCAGAACGTCATTATTGGCCTTCAGGACTTTATATCCCCGTTTCCGGAGTTCTGCAATAAAAGAAGCGGCCGATGGATCTACGATGATCGCCTTGATCTTAGTTCCATCCAGCCACTCTTTCAGGTCGTCTGCATATTCTGAATCTGTTTTCTGTTTACCTTTGTCTCTTCCAGAATAGTAATACTCCCGGATGCAGTACCATTTCCCGTTGGTTCCTTTATTCCACAGCAGGAATACCGTTGCGTTCTGTGTACCATAATCGCAGGAAACATACCTGTTCCCGTTGATCAGCAGCTGATAGAAATCTCTGATATCCTGGACATGTTTGTTCTCGTCGAACATGTCGTAGATGATTCCCTCTGCTACCGCCCAAAGCCCCATGATATAACGTTTAAAGAATACTCCAACGTACATGCTCCTGTATCTGGCTTTGATCTCTTCATCCAGGGACAGGTTATCGTCCATAGTGAAGTGAAGGTACAGGATATCTTTCAGGCCCGGGTCTTTCCCCTCCGCGGCCGCCTGCTGCATCCTCCGGGCAGTTTCTTCTTTTCCCAGATATCCGGTGGACTTATCTATCCAGTTCTGTTTGAACCAGTGATACGGGCCATCCGGATTACAGTTAAACCAGAATTTTGAACCTTTCACAGAGCATCGGCCTGTTGCCTGGTTCACAAAGGATTCCGGCATCAGAGCAACTTCGTCAAAGAACACTCCTGCCAGCGTGATTCCCTGGATCAGATCCTGAGATCTTTCATCCTTGCCGCCGAATATGTAGAAGTAGTTTTCTTTTCCGTCTTTTCGGATGGTTAGAAGGTTGTCTGCCCTGTGATCCGTGATGGAATATCCTCTTGATCGAAGCATCAGCTTCAACCAGAACAGAACATTTCTCCGGAAGGATCCTATGGTCTTTCCGCACATGGCAAAGTTCTGGCCAGTGAAGGTACTCATGGCCCACATAACGAATGATAAAGACATGCTGATTGTTTTTCCTGATCGGATTGCTCCATCGGCAATAACTCCATCCATATCGTGAACCGGGGATTCTTTGCACCACCAGGTCAGGACCTGTTTCTGTTTTCTTGAGAACGGAGAAAAATGAAACGTCTGGCCTATCTGCCTGTTGGCTCTGTTGGTTTTCATCTTCTGCAGCTTATCTTTCAGAGTTTTGAGTTTTTCATACATTCTCATCACCCCAGACATCCTGCGCTGTTGCATTCATTGCCTCCAGAAAACCATCATCGGTAGTCTCTTCTGCCTGGTTATCCTGCTTCAACATCTCAAATTCAAGCTGCATGGTTGCAAGTTCCAGTTTTGCATCGTCATAACCAAACTTATGCAGCATCTCGATTGCTTTCTGCTGCCGGGCCTGCACTCTGGTCAGAGCATCCTCTATGGCCTGGATCTGGCCAAGGATGCCTTCATACTTTCGAAGTTCTGTTAGTTTTCCTTTTTCGATACCGGAAGTATATTCTGTTACAGACATTCCGGATGGTACCGGATCTTCTTCAGATCCTGTCTGAGCTTCCAGTTCACGGAGAGACTGGATTCTTTTCAGCATTCGGCGTTCCCTGACTGCAAGAAGCTGGATTTCTCTGAGAAGCAGCTGCTCTTTGTTCGGCTGGATCATCTCTGCCAATGTTCTTTCTTCTGGTTCCAGGGTATCAAAAAAGAGAGTTTCAAACTCTCCTGTCCTGACTGCATTCTTATTTCCCGGCGGGCCGGTTCCTCCATGTCCCTCCGCATTTTTATTTCCGGGCTGTCCGCCCTTCTTTTTCGCAACGTTGCTTTTATTCTTTTGCAACGTTGCATTATCCCATTTATATCTATTTTTCCAGCTTCGGATTGTCCCCTCCGGGATTCCGAGTTTCTGAGAAACTTCAATTAATTTCGCTCCAGAAGCATATAGCTTTCTGGCTTCTTCGATTCTCTGATCTGGCGCTCTTGGCAAGCCTCACCACCTCTCATTCGTTTCGTTTTTGAGTATAGAAAAAAGCAGCTTGATAGCTGCCTTTTTATCAATATCATCTTTTTATACTGTTACTTCAAATGGGTATGTTGCAAATAAACGCTCATTGGTAAACATATTATCTTTTTCTTTATCATCCATCGATTCTAATTTATTAATTTCTTCCGCATTTGTAAAACCATATACTTTTAATTCATATGCTCCAATTTCAGGAAATCTAATTCCATTAATTCTATTACTTACCATATCTATACAACATCTTTCAACAGAGCTTTTCTTATAAGTACCATCAGGATAACGTGCTTTTTTCCCATTTCTTTCTAATCGAACCCTACCACCATGTGCTCTTTTTATTTTAGATCCATCTTCCACTTTATCTATACAATAGAATAATTCCAATTGTTCTCCTACATTAATTCCATTGATAAAAGTTACTATATAAAAAGGCGGGGTTACATCTTTTCCCAATTTTATATTATTAAATATTTGCTGAATGGTTCCCGTTTTCTCATCACAGTATTGGCATAAAACAACATTTATATTCCACTTTTCATTCATAATAAATGCCTCCCTATATCATATCAATTAAATTCATAATTCCCCGGTAAATCTTTCTCTACAGTAAGATCTGGCTCTTTATTTTCCTTTGAAAAGTTATCCACTTTTTCGCTCATACTATCAATTTTCCCCTGTAAATCAACTATGCTACATTTTATATTTTCATTTGCAGAGGTAATATTTTCAACGGCCTCATCCAGCCTACGAGTCGCATCTTCCATTTGATTGCGCATTGCTTCAGTTTTTGCTTCACCTGTTATACTCATTATAATTGCAAGAACTGATAAAATAATTGATGCAACAGTACTTGCAAAAGATATCCAACTCGAAAACTCCGGCGAATTAGCTTTTCCAGTTGCTAAAGTCCATATTACTATGCCGATTGCTATACCACATATGTATCGACTATGTAATGTTAGTCTCATACATTTCAGTTTCAACTCGCATTCTATAGGATTTTTACAAGGACAATTATTATCATTTTTATTGCGATTAAAAAATGCCATATCTTTTTCTCCTTTGTACTCTTGTACAAAATAATACAACAATTTTATGTCCTTTACAACTCTTTTGTATTATAAAAACGCCCTGTATTTCTACAGAACGTTTCGTAAAAATGTATGATGTTAGGAGTTTCTCTACAATAGAGAAATTGGAACGGATGGATTCGAACCATCAACACACTGGATATAAACCAGCTGCTCTACCGCTGAGCTACGTTCCATGACTGCTGCCAGGCCCGTTTCCTGGCAGTGTGCTCATAAAAGGAGGATTTCATATCCATCTATCTTTCCTGAAATCCATTGTAATAATATCATACATAAAGTGTGTCATTCTATGTCATCTTGAAATTGCAAAGAGCTGATGAATGGATTCTGTGTATATGTTTCCAGCTATAGCTCATTCGTACAGCCACTTCCTCCCATTTTAGCCCTGTTATATATCTCAGTCTCAGAACTTCCTGCTCGTCTTCATTCTCCATCTGGCTGATCTGTCTCTCGATTTTTTGATAACATCTGGCCTTTTCCAGTCGTTCTACCTTCAGGAGCTCTATCTGTTCATCCAGGATGGCTATATAGTCTGACAGGTCGGACTGACTGCTGCCTTTTGGCATCCCGTCATTGGCCACGGACGGAAACATCTTATCCGCCCTCAGTCGCTGGATCTCGTCAAGGATATCCTTTTCCCTTTTTACGGCTCTTCGGTAAGATTTTAGGTATTCCTTCTTTTCTTCGTTTTCTTTCTGGATTTCTGTTTCCAATGGTATCCTCCCCTTTCGATGCTTTTAGCCGGGAACGTGTATGCTCCCGGCTTTTTCTGTATTTCTTTTATTTATCCGCAATCACAGCATCCGCTCCCTGTACTGTAACCCAGCCATTTTTATAATGAGCTTCTGCTTCCTTCATTTTGATCAGTTCGTCTGTAATAGATGCGCTGAGTTCTTTATTAGCCTCAGCCTGAGCTTTTGCCTTTGTTTTTGTATTCTCTGCTTCAGCTGCTGCCTTCACCTTAGCTTTCTTTGCGTCTGCCTCTGCCTTGGTCAGCTCAATCTGGGCATCCGCTTCTGCCTGGAGCTTTTCTGTTTCCTTCTGAACCTTCACCTTTTCCTGTTCTGCCTGAGCCTGCTGTTTTTCCTGTAAAGCTGTCACTCTGTTATCAATAGCCTGTTTCAGCTTTTTGTCCGGATGAACGTCTACGATAGAGGCATCCAGGACTTCAATGCCATATTTTTTGTGAAAATCTTTGTTGAGATACTCTGTAATGGCATTATTCAGTTCGGATCTGTTTCCGGAATAGATGTCCATCATAGAATGATCGGTTGTAATTTCGGAAATCTTTGACTTCAGGACAGTTTTCACACGGTTTTCAATGATATCCTCTCCGTCCATTCCTTTAAAACGCTTGTATGTATCAATTACCGTATCCGGATCATATCGGTAACTCATCTGGAAAGATACTGCAATGCTGGCATCGTCTGATGTGGCTACTTTGAAAGAATCATCTTCTTTACTGCCATCCCTTTTGTCTTTTGTGAGAACAAGGATCTCATTGCTGGTACTAAATTCCTTTACTTTGTTCATTGGTGCAATAAAGTGCATTCCCGGAGTCAACACTTTATCCTGTACTCCGTCTTTATAGTTATAAACAATGCCGACTTTGCCTGTGCCGATAAAATCCATCCTTGATACTGTGTATCCTCCACCAAGAACTGCTACTGCTGCCACGGTTCCGATAATAATCTTACTTTTCATTTCTGTTCTCCTTTTCTTTGATAGCTTCTTTTACTTTGCTGTATGTTTCATCTTCAATCTCAAACTTTTTCTGCTGCCGCCTGATCGACAGGATCACTCTGCTTCCGATCCAGGCCAGCATCAGGGCTGCGATTCCGAACACCATGCCGGAACTAAGAAATATTACCCACATTGTTCTCACCTCCTCTGTGGCCATTCTTTTCCTGTTTTCTTATCTCTCAGGCCCATAATCTCAAGTCCATGGAGCCCTGCCACAGCATTTAAGGCACAGCTGACATTATAAATATGTGTCGGCATCCTGCTGGCTCTCCGGATTGCTTCTCCCTCTGTTGGTGCTGGATAACCTTCGTTGTTCTTATAGCTCATTCAATTCCTTCTTTCTTCCAGATATGTCGCAGTAATTAATGTGCTCATTACTATTGTCCACGTTATGTTTCCTATCGCTGCAAAATGTCCCAGCATACCATACAGGATAAACCTTGTTATTAACCAGAATCTCATATTTTTATCTCCTCCCACTCTTCCGGAACTTTATCCTCTACGCATGGGCAATTTTGATATAAAACACATCCGTTACAAGTTCCATCTTCGTTGGCCGGCTGGCTTCTGCAAAACTGGATCAGTGTGTTATAGGCTGCTATAGCCAGCTCTGGTGTGATATCCAGTTTCTTCTCATGTTTTTTTATTTTGACCTTTTTCCCTACTGGCCAATGATGCTCACAGGAATCTTCGTCTTCTACAAGGATTCCTTTGCGATCGCAGAGGCCATCATCGTTGTTGATACAGGTTTTGCATGTATTTTCCATTATTTTCTCCTTTCTGTCATGATCCGGTTAAAATTCTCTACGTTTCTGGTATTCCGGTCATATTCCATGTTTCCAAATAGTTCCGGCCGAATATCTCCATAAATTCTTTGTGACTGTGCTGCTTTTCAAATAGTCTCTGTGCTGTCCGCTGTAATTCATGACGGATCCGGGCGTTATTGTGTACGGCTTCCGGGCCGTAGATGTGATGATCATGGCACAGGTATACTTTCAGACCATATTCCTCGGAGTTCTTCCGGTTCGGTCCTCCGAATATATGGTGCTCATCCAGGATCCTGTGTTCGTTCCAGTTATCGTGGAGTGTTACGCAGAGATAACAGGTCCTGCTGCTTTTATCGTGTAGGATGCTGGCCGGATGGCGCATCCTCTTTTTCTTACTTTTCTGTTTTGGAAATAACATTTCTGCCCCTTTCCGGGGAGGTCAGGGCCTCCCCTTATGTAGTTGTGATATATTTGGATTTTCAAAACACCCTTTACTCAATCCATGGACGTCCTTTTTTGTCCACTTTTCCACACAGCCATTCTTCCCAGAAGCTGATCTCTCGTAACCTGGAGAATGGTATACTTCCAAAGGTCCGCATTGCTGCTGCCACGTAATCCGCCCAGCCGTATAATGTGAGCGTTTCAAGATATTCTTTCCGGGTTATTGCTTTTTCCGGAATAGCTTCCGGAATAGTTTCATTGTTTTCCGGTACTGGGTCGGACTTCTGTTCTTCTTTATGGATCTCCGGTGCAGAATCTTCTGATTTCTTTTTCGAGATATCTGGTCCTTGCACCGGTTCCGGCATATATTCCGGATGCTGATCGATACTGTCCTGTCCGGGGATCTGTTCTTCCGGTTGCGCCGGCGCAATCTCTGGTTTTTCAATCACCTTCTCGGCTGAAATATCCTCCTGTACCTTTCCGGTGATTTCACCGCTATACTCTGGCATCTTCGGTTCCACAGGTTCTTTCTGTTTCTGGGCTGTTGTTCCCTCGCCTGGCAGTACCCCGAAGCATTTCTCCCAGGTATGCGCCCCTGCATCGTACTCATCGAACAGGCTGTGCACCACATCAAGGAAATATCGATACGTAATATCCACCGGCATCTCTCCGAACACTTTGACCATGATCCCTTTTGATTCATCATAAAACATCAGATACACAGTGCCTTTCCGGTAACTCCTGCTGCCGGACGGGCTGATCATCTCTGCCAGGTCTTTTGGTTCCGTGATCGAGCTGTACACTGCGTTGAGGATGTCTTTATTCTCCCTGCAAAACTCCTGTATCGTTGCTTTCAGCTTTTCTTCCGGGCTTTTTGCATCCTTCCAGTCAAGCAGCCGGGCCGGATCTGCTTCATTTTCTTTTTCAAACCTCTGGAATTCTCTGATATCCTCCCTTTTCACTTCCGGCGTGAACATCTGCCGGTCTGCTTCCTGTACCTGCAGGAGTTCGGTCAGCTGCGAGAACTTAAATTCCCGGTACTGTTCTTTCAGTTCCGGTGTATCCCCGTCTGCAGAATATGTTTCGTACACGTTCATAAAACGGCTGACACCGGTCCTGGTCATCCCATATTCTGCTGCCGCAAATTCGGCTATGCTGCTGTATCCGTCATTTTTATAAGCACCTGACCGGTCGATCCTGGTCAGCTGCCATCCGATCCGGACAAAACTCTTTACGATACCCCCAAGATTATTTTTGATGTCGTTTTTACTCTGGATGTATTCATCCATGCTCAGCTGTACATATTCCATGCTTTCCTCCTTATGCGGTCACTGACTTTATCTGATCTTTTTCCTTTAATGCTTTTATGTATCTTCTCAGATGCCTTTCTATCCTGATTTCATCCGGCTTTGTATCCCGGATCCCATACCACTGCAGGATTTTTGTCCCGCATATCTCTATTGTGATATACGGTGTTTCCGGCGCTGACTTTGAACGCAGGAAAAGGATCGTACTCCGGCCGGTGTTATGTTTATTCAGATAGCTGTCCCCGCCGACGCAATGATGTAGGATCCTTCCTTCTGCAACGATCTCTTCTGCTGATCTTGCCGGCCGTATCAGATAATCCTCGTCTTCGTAAAAATATTGATTCCTCAGACCCCTGTAGTTCTTTCGGATGTCCGGATATTTTTCGCTAACTGCCTGTTCTCTCTTGCGGATCTCTTCCGCATTTGTCTCAACGACCATCTGGTCATGGGCAAGCCTCAGGTCTCTCGGAAAAAGGAAAATCTGGTTATGCAGGTCATACCCCCTCTGTATCCGCATATGCAGATAATCCACATAAGTGCGGGTTACGCCGCTTACAGCACCTGCTGCCCTTCCACACATGGGTTCCTGCATAGTATCAGGGATCTCACACCCGGAATACTGCTCTATCCTGTGCATGAATTTTGCTACTGTGGTATATTTCAATATTTCTTTCAGATCGTTCTGCCGTACCTGGCTTTCCGCAAGGAATATGCTTTCCTGTACTGTCACGTGGAGTCCCATCCGTTTCTCCATCTGCCACACTTTCAGATAGTCAGGGTTTCCCTGCAAGGTCTTCAGGTCCCTGAGCCTTCTTTTATAGATTCCAAGAAAACATTCCGGCTTTATGGCATCCTTGTCTGCTATGATCCCGCAGTAGCCCTCTACTATGGATTCCGCTATATGATGTAATCCCATTTTCACAAACATCTCTATCTGCGGCCATTGGATATATCTTTCGAGGTATTCTTTCAAGTTGTACATGGTCTTATGTTTTCCATACATCTCTGCTGCCGAATATCTCAGGAATGTGGTCCGGAGTTCTTTGTAGCTTTCCGGATATATCTTTGCTGCTTTGATCGAAATGTTGTTCATTCCGCACAAATTGCAGTCATCCCAGAATTCTCCGGAGTAAGAACTAAATTTATGATAATCTGTCTGTGGCCTTTTTCCTTTTTCCAGGTAAGTTCTTACGATCTCAGTTATGATCATCTTTTCGCCTGCGCCTGTCATGATCTCTTTTTCATCCAGGTAAGTATCCAGTCTGTATATCTTTTCTATCTCCACGTATCTGATCACTGCTCCATCGTCCTTATATCTCTGTGCAATAAAGCAGTTCATCCCATGCCCCCATACTCCTTTGGTCTTTCCCTGGGCTTTATATATACCTGTAGCACCACAATGAGGGCACGTTCCCACCGAATCATGTTGCGGGACCGGGATTATCTTTTCAAACTGTCCCTCGTAGGTGTCTTTGCTTCTGACCGCTGCCTCCGTCACCTGTCCGCATGCAGAGCAGGCTATATCCGCATATCTTCCATGGCGCTTGTAGTACAGGAAGTGTTCTGTTCCGATGCCTGTTTTTTTCGCCCAGTCTTCCAGCCCTTTCGGAAGCGGCGGGGTGTTCTGTTCCCGTTCTTTAAGCCTGTCCGCACGTTTGTCTTCCCTTTTCTGGACTCTTTGCGCTTTGATGTTATAGATCAGACTCTGCAGGGCACCTACCCAGGTGGTGTATTTCCGTTCCCACGTATCTCCGGCAAACTTCCACACTATATCTCCCTGAGACCTAGCCATATAACACTTGTTGTCTCTTTTTTTGCAGTTACTGCCGATCTTTTCCCTTTCTTCATCCAGCCCTGCTGCTGACCAGACACCTGCATCCGGATAATACAAGCCCCAGTCCTTCTGGGTAAACACCATCCGGATCCACGGGGTCTGCAGCTCCTGTTTTTTGTTTTCGTAAACTTCAACAAACAGATGGTTCTCTCCACGGATATCCTGCAAAAATGCAACTGCTGTGTTACGATACTGTTTGTCTGCCCTGACACCGCCCCGGAATGGGATCTTTTCTATCTCCTTTTTCTTCATTTCCTGCTGCCTCCCAGATAGTAATCGCGGATCAGTTTTTTTGCAGTACCCATGTCTGGGTCTCCGAAGGTCACTTTTCCGGCGTTGACTCCTGCAGCCTTTATGATCTCCTTGTCCACAGGCACCTGGTTCTTAAAGGCATACTTCAAAATCTCTGCGATGCACTGCTTCAGGCTCTTTCCCTTCTTGCGGACCTGGTGTGCGACCATCTCATCCTCCATACAGAGCCCACGGATATACTCCACCCAGTCATTCATCAGACCGGCCAGTTTCAGAGATCCGCATTCCACATCCAGTTTCCCCATGGCGGCCGTCACAACATCGCAAAGATACGGGATATCACCGGACTGATACATCTCAACATAGTCTTCCGGGATGCCATTCTCCTGCGCCATCACTTTCAGGCTCTGGATATCTCCTTCATTCAGCAGGTTCTCTGCAAGCTCATTGATCTCCCTGCAGCTGCTCATCTCTCCAAATTTTTCGAACATTTACATCTTCTCCTTTCGTTCACTTTATGCATTCTTCCCTGTTCAATAATGGTATCCTGACATCTGACACATTACTTTTCGCTCAGTTTGTTTCTCCACGTCTTTTTCGCATCTTCCAGCCGCCATCTGTTCCTGGAGCCAGCCGGAGTAACTGTGTTTATCAATATTTGCGGTTATTTCCAGTCGGTGTTTTTCTGCCAGCTCCCAGATGTTCTTCCATAAATCCGCATTTCTGATCATGCCACCTTTTGAATCCTTCCAGGACGTTTCTGCCATTTCTGAAAGTTTCGTAATGTGTGCCGCCACATAAGCATCTTCTGTATGTACACAGATCCTGCTTGTTTTCGTGATCCTGGATAGTGCAGCCGCAAGGTTCTGAAGGTTTGCACTGTGGTAAGTCCCGGATATACGGCCGAACCCTTCTACAGTCCGGATTGCGCCGGCGCAAATCGTCTCAAGGACATACCCGCACCTTCTGTCTATGTTCTTTTGTACTTTGCTGTCTGTTTCCAGATATATGTCTACTTTCCACACTCTTCTCACCTCAGATCTGCAGCTTTATGCATGTATAATGCCGGTATGGGAACCCTGTGACCGGATTGATGCCCATATGTACGGATTCCGGATCTATGTAATACCCTTTTGGAGCTTTGGGATAGATCATGTGTCCATACTTGTCCACCAGGCTCCTGCGGTTGATCACCTTCTGTTTTGGTTCTTTACGGATCAGGTTCCTAGAAGGGTGATATCTCTTTACGCCTTCCGGCTCCCATTCTTCCAGCGGCTTGGCGATATATTCTGCCAGATCCGCAAAGCCTCCGGTGTCATTGACAGAACGGATGTTGATGTGTCCCTTCGTCCACAACTCCGTAAAAATCATGTCTGTACCTGTGTTCTCTGTCTGGATCCGGTTCACTAGGATATGCACATGGGGTCCTCCACGTTTTCCGATCTGCAGGCGGTATATGTACTTCAGTTCTTTTCCTAGCTTCCGGTATCTTTTCCTTACCTTTTTGATCAGGTCCGTTACATCCTTCTTCATCTGTTCCCATGCGGGGCGGTCCCCTTTTCGGTATGTGATTGTCATCCAGTAATCATACTTTCCAAAGTTCCACTTGATCAGTCTTCTCAGGTCCCGCTCTCGCTTCCACTTGTTCTGCCTTTTGATATCCTCCGGAGAAGCTTTCTTCCTCTTCTCTCTCTTCTGTCCTCTGGCTCCATAACGTCCTGTGTGTTTCTCTTCTATCTCCAGGGATTCCCCACAGTCCCATAAGTGCCTTACATACGCACATCTCATATCTCACCTGGTCCTATCTCTAATACTCCTTATCAAGCCTGCAAGGGGACTCACACCCCAAAAATAAATACGGGTTTTTGCCCGTGCCGCTTGACTGTTCTTCTCCCAGATGCTATGATGATGTTGAACGTTTACATCTGGGAATTTTTCCCTTTGCCAGCGCACTGCTATGCGCTGGCATTTTTTATCTTCATTTCTGATATCCCGTCCCAACCACGAAGTAAAACGCTACCATCCAGAACACCCCGGCCATCAGGATCATCTCTGCCGGACTTCTCCACTGCCAAAATGGAAGGTTTGCCACCGGAAGTGCTATAAAAAGGGATATGATCGCATCTCGTTTCATCTGTCTGCTTCCTCTATGCCGTCTTCAACCTCTTTCGAATATGCTTTCATTCCAACCAGGATATCTCTCGCCTTGTCCAGGCCGGCAAGGGCATAGTCGATATCATTTCCGTAAACTGGCATTACTGCTTTCAGGATCTCCTGCGAATACTGAAATTTACGGAGGTTGATAAGTCTTTTTCTTTTCTGCAAATCTGACTCTGCTTTAAGAAGTTTCTTGAATTCCGGGTAACTTATCATGTGTTCTCCTTCCTACCCTACGGATTTTCTTATGTAATAATCGTTGATTATCCGGGATACGTTATCTATGATCTTCTGGTTGTCTTCCGGAGTGTTGTTTTTGCAGTAGTCGTCATGGATCCGGATTATTCCTCCAGATCCGTTTTTGATTTCTTTGATAACTGCCATCTGGTTCACCTCCTACTTTATCGTATGAAGATTGTGTTTCTGTTGATATTGACTTTCTACTGTTTCTCTCCTATTCTTTTCTTACAGGGCACTGGCATGCCCGAGTATCTCAAAAAGGAGAAAATATCATGCAATTAACACCTGACTGTATACGTGATGTTTTACTTGAACTTGAAACATTTCATATGGGTGCGTACAAAGCTGATGAATTTCAAAACTCTATATCATCACATGATCGTGAACAAGTTTTGTATACCCTCATTAAATTGTTTGAGGGTGGCTATATCAACGCTCAATACGAACGATCACCTACTGGCCAGTTGATTACATTTCGAGTTTATGATATGACTTTTCAAGGACATGAGTTTCTTGAAAAAATTCGGTCAGATACCGTATGGAATCAAAAATTAAAACCTGTTTTTACAACCATCGGCTCCATGTCTTTGGATGTAATATCCAATGTAGCAAATAGTGTCATAACATCCCTCGTTTTAAAAAAGTTGAACTTATAATTTAAAAAGCTTTTTTGCTGCGAAACGGGTGCATTCTTCCAGATCCTGATTATCCGGAAGTCTGTATCCGTTTTTTTCAATATAATAGATAAGTGCTGCACAAGAAATGCTTCGAGTCAGCCACCCTACGGCGCATATCGCTGTTGATATAACAAAAACTGCTGTTATCACTTCTCTCACCTCCTAAGCTGATTCTTTATGTTCTGGATTATTGAAATATTTTTCACATAATGTTAAAATATTTTCATAAACCCAAATACGGGCAATGAAAGGAGCGGTTTATTTTGGCCAAACTTTTGACTTTGCCCTGTTCCCTTTATAAGGTTTGCCGTAGTGGTTCCCAAGACACTTTAAACTGGGTAAGTGTTTTTTATAGGTATTAAGTAGAGACACTACTATAAAAACCGTGATACTTATAAAAAATCCCTTATATTCGTCAACTAATGGGCTGCTAATCTTTTTTACTTAATTGCAGAACTAAAACTGCATAAGTGGCGAAGTATTTCATGGAAACGCTTGGCGCCGCAGGTGTGACTGAACATGTATGTAATGGTCTGGGGCTTCTGCAATGGACTGGGGCTTAAGTGAACAGTCTGCAAAATACATAGGGTGAACAAATTTAGGCAAAAGCTGATGGGACGGCGCTCCTGTCAGCTTTTTGTTATTCGTTCCATCTAAACCGCCTTTCTCTGATCGTCTGAAAAAATAATCGGATTAACACCAAGGTGATTGCACAGAATCAGAAATTCATCTACCCGCAAATCTCGATTTCTTTTTTCATTGAAAAGACTGTCGTACAATGCCATGTACGGAATATGCGTTTTTCTTGATATATCTGACAGGTTAAAGCCTTTATGTCTGATATACTCAGAAACTCTTTTTGTTGCTCCATCCATTTTTTCATCTCTTTTCTAAGTATCATATTGACTTGAATACAATATTTTTTCGTGATAGAATCTTTCTTGAAAGGATGTGATCTATGTTTGAAAAAATATTTTAAAGACACAAGCAATCTCATATCATTTGCATTAGGTGCAATACTGTCTTTTGTATTTTTTATTTTTAACAAAGAAATGAAAGTACCTATATGGGTTTTACTGATTGTCGTCTTCTTTCTCACAATCACTATTTGGCTTCTTGTGAAGTCACGAATAGAGTTGAAAGACTTATCTCCAAATACTCACATTCAAATCATCGAATGTTCTCACAATGTGTGTATTTGCAAGCCAAATAGTCTGATTGCCTATGCGTCATGGGTCACTTTCTATCATTGTTCTGGAAATTACGAACATGTGATTGCTTATGGCAATGTTGAAACTATAACTCAAAGTGGTGCTATGCAAATAAAAGTATTTGCCATTGATTCTGAAGATCAAAATATCCTAGAATACATAAACAATGAAAAAGAAAATATTCTTATACGCCCAGCTCTTACAACAGAGGCTATCAACCAAATAACCAATTACATTTAGGAGGTGCTATATGTCTCAATACAAAGTAGTCGATGTAATGGATGATGACTATAAAATCGTTATAAATGCAGGCATTAATAAAGATGTTAAAAAAGGACAGCGTTTTCTCGTTTATGCCTTATCTAACCATGAAATTTTTGATCCAGATACTAATACTTCTCTTGGTTTTCTTGAGATAGTAAAAGGAACTGGTACGGTAATTCATGTTCAAGAAAAAATGGCTACCATTGAGTCAGATGTCTATGAAACATCTCAGCCTACAAAAATAATTCGTAAAAAATCTATTTACAGTTTAGGTACTACCGAAGAACACACCGTATCAAGAGAGCACATTGCCTTTAATAATCCTGAGATTGGCGATTTCGTTAAGCAAATATAAATTTAAAAATCAAAATCAAACTGCATCCAAAAGTCCATCCCAAGATTGTGCTGATTGTCCGCTGGTTAAACTCTGTGTTTTGCCAGTGGATTTTTTTTAAAATTTTCTCAACAATATTGGTAAGAATCTTATTTAATTTTCTTATCATTTCTCTCACCTCCTAGGCTGATTCTTTATGCTCTGGATTGCTGTGTTAAGCTGTTTTTGTTAATGATTTATAATCATCTTTTATTCTAAAAAAAATAGCTTCTTTTTCTTCAAGATCTTTTATCTCCAAGAGTTCACAAAGTGCAGCAACTTCGCTTGTTTTAAATTCCTGCTCATTATTTAATTTCTTGGAAAATCCATAGCTTGATAAACCCAAGTATTCCGCAACATATTTCAGTTTTAATCCTTTAGACTTAATCAGCTCTTTTAATGCTCTTGAATCAGTCACTTAGATTTCCTCCTTTCATCATTATTGTTGATTTTAAATCATCTGTAATTATAATATCACTGTGTAGACTGTCTCTTATACACATCTGACGCTGCCGACGAAGAGGATAGTGTAGAT